CGTGTGATCTATGGATAAAGGCTAACTATAAAAAACCAGATCATAGGAAGAAGTTGTTATATGAAATAGATGAAATGCAAGAGGATATAAGAAAGCTAAGAGAAGACATTGAGAACGGGGTTGTCAAAAGAGATGCAGGTGTAGGAAGAATTGCACAGATGCAGAAAGAATTGAGAAGTACTATATCTGAAATAGAGAGTTTCACTAACATGAGAGATCGTAAAGGATTGCTTATGGCTGGTGCAGACCGTGCTATCAGAGAGCTAATGTTTATATTCAAGGATGATCCTATAGAAACACCCCTAGAAGAAGCGACAATGAGTGTCTGGGCAAGAATGCAGCTGGAAGAATAGTACAGTTAAAATAAGGAGAAGTGAATAAATAAAACTGTTGCATAATGGCTAAGAAAAAAATGCCACCTCAGCTTCTTGAGTACTTTAAAAATAAAAATGAAAAGAAGGAAGATGGCTCTAAGATGAGCGATAAAGAGAAGCGTACTGCAGCTTTGGAGAAAGCCAGGAAAGCTAAGAAAGCAGCTAAGACTTATAAAGATAAGAAAGAAGCAGAGAAGCCAAAAGATAAGAAGTAAGTTAGTATTTAATAGTAGCTTAATTATTGATTAGTGCCTTCTTATACCCACCTTGCTTATAGACGTAACGCTAAAGCAGCGGCTCGTAAGCAACAGATTAAGAAACCTAAAAATCAAGAATCATTACTGAAAGCCAGAGAAGATTTTGGATATTTTTGTGAATACGTAGCTGATAAACCACCAGCAGAACATCATAAGACTTGGCATAGACATTTTGTCACTAATGAAGATAGTAGCTGTTTATTAAAGATTGCAGGACCTAATGTTGATCTACTAGCTCCTAGAGGGTCAGCTAAATCTACTGTATTAGGATTATTAACCGCTTGGGCTATTGGTATTCATACACAGGCTAAACAGCCTTTACAGGTCTTGTATCTGTCTTACACCGTGGATATTGCTAGATCTAAGTCTGCAACTATCAAAAGAATTATAGAAAGTAAAAGATATCAGGAAGTATTTCCAAAAGTAAGATTACTTAAAAACGTAACCAGTAATGAATATTGGTCAATAGATCATAAGTTTGCAGGTATAGATACTACTGGTGAAGAACAATTTACATTATGTGCAGCTGGATTGAAAGGTTCAGTTACATCTAAGCGTTCTCATTTAGTTATGATTGATGACGCTATAAAATCATCAGCTGATATTGCTAATCCAGATATTAGAAATCAGATGAAAGAAAACTGGAATGCTGTTATAGCACCTACTATGTTTGAAGGAGCTAGGGCTATATGTTTAGGAACTAGGTTTAGACATGACGATATTCACGCTACTACTTTTAATGAACAGAATAATTGGACACAGATTATTTTATCGGCAATATTGAACGATTCCAAAACAGGAGAAGAAGAATCCTATTGGCCAGAGATGTGGTCACTTGAATATTTAAAAGAGAAAAAAAGACAGGCACCTATAGCTTTCTCTTTCCAATACATGAATCAGATAGTTAGACAGAATGAATTATCATTAGCTCCAGAATTAATTGTTAAAGCAGAGATATCTACCGAGTTTGATACGTTAGGAATAGGGGTTGATTTATCAGCTGGTGTAAAAGAAAGAAATGATTATACAGTCATGGTTCTTGGTGGTCGTGTAGAAGATCGTATTCACATAATTGATTATCGACGTATTAGGGTTATGGGTAACCTAGAAAAATTAGATGCCCTAAAAGAGCTTCTATATGACTGGTCAATAATAGGTAAGGATGCAAATGAAAATTATTTTCCTACCTACTCTACATGTGACATCTGGTCAGAGGCTGTCCAATATCAAGCATCTTTAGAAGCTGATTTCAAAAGAGTATGTCAAACCAACGAAGGTTTGTATAATTTAATTTGGCATCCTGTAAAAGGATTCAGAGCAGATAAACTTGCTCGCTTTAGAGGGATAATGGGTATGTTTGAAGATAGAAAGATCATATTTAATAGGTTTAGAAATTTTACAAACATGTTTGAAGAATTAACTAATTTCGGGGTTAGTGGGCATGACGACTGTGTTGATGCTTTAGTTTGGCTTGTAAATGGATTAGCCCGTAAAGGTCAACTTCATTTAGACTTTTAGTAGAGGGTTATAATATAACTATGGGACCTGAGTATATTGCTGTTATTTTCAGTGCTGTAATATCCTCCTTAACAGGGGGAAGTTGGGTAGCTGGTAAAGTTTTGGAAAGGCATCGTGAAAGATTAAAGGATGCTATACAAACAGTAGAGAACCAAAGATTACGTATTAATGCTTTGGAAGAACATGTAAACCGTATGCCGTTGGAGTATGTTTTAAAAGTGGATTTCGTTAGAGAACTGCAAGAAATGAATGATCATTTCAGAGCAATACATAATAAGCTTGATAAACTAGTAGAAAAGCTTATAGACAAATGAGTTATGTTTTAGAAGTAAAAGAAGCCTCAGACGGTGAGCTATCACTAAACTTACCAGAAGAAATACATAATGAATTAGGCTGGATTGACGGAGATTTGATTGAATGGAATGTAAAAGGACCAGGTTTAGTTTTGAATAGATTGAATGATCCTTTTAGATATGAAGTAAACGAAGAGTAGAATATTAGAAAAAGTATGGTGTAAATCATGTTTAATTTTGGTGGCGGGGCAGGACCAGGAAATAGTGGAATGTTTCAAGGAGCTTTAAGTTCAACACGGGGAATAACTCCTCAAGATATGAATAGACTAATTGAAGCTTATAAAAAAGAAGGAAGACCTCTGCCTAATTTAAATCCATCACAGGGTACTAATCCTAGACCTATTGCAGTAGGGTTAGGGAGTATGGGGCAGGTAGGAAATATGGAAGGTATGAAGCTGGCACACGGCATACATACACCTACTATGACCATTAATGGGGTTCCTAGATTTTTAGAGAAGGGATCACATGATCCTAGTCAACATAATGCTCCTGTAGATCCTAGTGGTAATCCAATACCAGACCTAGCACCTAGAGATGAAGATATACCTTTAAGAGGATCTAGTAGTATTCCAGGCATCCCAAGAATGTTATCCGGCACTATTTTTCCAGTAGGGAATTATATAAATAAAACGGTTAGTTAAAAATGCCTCAAGATGATTCCAAATATACAAAACCAGCCTTACGTGAACGTATCAAGAAACGTATCACAGCAGGAAGTAAGGGAGGAAAGCCTGGACAGTGGAGTGCAAGAAAGGCTCAAATGGTTGCAGCAGCATATAAGAAAGCTGGTGGAGGATATAAAGGTGGGCAAGGGAAGAAACAGAAAGATCTGAAGAAGTGGGGTAAAGAGAAATGGATGACAAAGGACGAATATGAAAAACGTAGTAAGGCAAAAAATGCCGCTAAAAAATACAAAGATTCTAAAAAGTAATTATGGAAATTCCAGCAAAGATAAAAGCCATGCCTGGCCAGTTAAGAAAATCAGCTAAGTTACATGCTTCACAGGCAGATGTAATGCAAGACTTTCTTGATAGTTTTGTTAAGGATATGAAGAAAAAAGATGGCTGATAAGGCAATACGAAAAGGTTACACTAAACGTTACTTACCAGAGAGTGCGTGGGCAAAACTTTCTAAAGAAGAAAGGGAAGAAACTGATCGTAAAAAAAGAGCCGGAAGTAGAAAAGGTAAGCAATTTGTAAAGAATACGAAAACCGCAGCAAAAGCTGGCAAAGCTGCTAGAGCTGCTAAGATGTATAAAGGTAAGCGTAAAGAATAGTAAATGGGAAACAGTGATCCTAAAACTAGATTAAAAGAGATAATAGACTCTTACCTCAACAAAGATGGTGGAGGAATGATAGACACTGGAATAGTGGCTTCACACCTTGCCCAGATGAAACTTTTTGGCATAAGACAAGGGGTAGAGTTCTTTCCAGCTCAAGATAACTTTGGAAATCAAAGAAAAGATTTTGTAGACAGAGTAATTAAATATAACCAGCTTGATACTAGACTAGATTCTATATGGGATTACTTTCTTTGTGATGGACAAGGTATTTTTTACATTAGACCCACTAAGAC